AAAAGCAAGAACATATGAAAACAAAGGATTTACTTTTACAAGAAGAATAATAGCTTTGACAGCAGTATTTATGGTAATAGCTTATCCTAAATTAGTACCAGTATTTTTTGATGTTCCTGTTATTTTAACATGGACAGAATTTACTAGAGGATTTTTATTCTTAGTAGAACAGAAAGAATTATTAATGGACAAAGCTCATGCAGGTGTAGTAATAACACCATTAGATACTCACTTAATGAGTGCGATTGTAGGATTATATTTTGGTGGTAGCTTAGTTAAGAGATAACTCTAAGATATTTTTCTAACCATTCGTGGACAACAATAAATTTTCTTTTAGCTTCATTTACAACATTTGTAAAGAACACTCTTTCCTCTCGATGAGGGAAAGCTTTATCCATAATCTCTTTGTCATCAACTGGCATAGATTTTATTTCTGTGATAAACTTTCCCTCTTTATCAAGGATTAAAGAATAAGAAAATATTACTGCTTCCTTTTTATTCTGCGTCATCGAAGACATTAGACCAGTTCCCTTTTACACTAGCTTTAGTATAAGCAGAAGCTCTTCCCTCGAAAAAGTTTTGATGTTCAACACCAATAACTTCATCCCACCAAGTCAAAGGATTTTCACTCACTCCAAAGTTAGGTTTCAAACCTAATTGTAATAAGCGTCTATCAGCAATATATCTATTGTATTGTTTCATTTCTTCTAATGTTAGACCTTGTATATCTCCCATCTCAAAAACTAATTCAATAAAGTTGTCCTCATGGTCAACCATTTCCCTACATATATCGTAGATTTCTTTCTTGAACTCATCGGTCCATATGTCTAGGTTTTCTTTTATTAAAGTTCTAAATACTTTAGTCATACCCTCAACATGAAGTGACTCATCACGAATACTGTAGTCAACTATCTTACACATCCCCTTCATTTTATTAAACCTTTGAAAGTTAATCAAGATAGCAAAGCTTGAGAATAACTGTAGTCCTTCTGTAAAACCAGAGTATACAGCTAAAGCTTTAGCTACATCTTTTAAGTCTTTCTTTGTTTTAACTTCGGATGTTTTAAATTGTTGTATGTAATCATGTTTAGATGACATCTCTTCATACTTAGCAAATGCTTTGTATTCAGACTCGGGCATACCAACTGTATCTAACAACAATGAATATGAATGTTGATGTACTGATTCAATGTTTGCAAATGAACCCATCATCATTCTTAATTCTGGTTTCTTAAATAGTGGTATATACTTATCATAATATCCTGCACCAACATCAACATCTGATTGTGTAAACAATCTAAATATTTGTGTTAATAAATTTTTTTCTGCCGGTGATAACTTTTGATTCCAATCTTTTACATCTTCATGCATGGGTACATCTTCTGGTAACCAATGCAATTGATTTTGTAATGTATAATAATCAAATGCCCACGGGTATTCAAATGGTTTATAATAAGTTCTTTCGTTAAATAATGGACTTACGCTTCGCATGATAAACAAACCTCCTCTGTTGCTTCTTGTTCTAATCTTACTCGCTTAACTTTTAAATTAATATTCTCTGCACTTTTAGCTTCTCTACTTCTTAGATAATACAAACTCTTTAATCCTTTTTTCCAAGCTTGATAATGTACTTTATTTGTATAGCGTAAAAAATTATCATGCTCTTCTTGTGAAGCTTGTATGCGTGGAGCAACAAAGAATAAGTTTACTGATTGTGCTTGACAGATATACTCTTGTCTATCTGATGCGTGTTGGATAATCCAATTCTGGTCTATCTCATTTGCAGTTTTAAATACATCTTTTTCCATATCAGTTAAAAAGGATAGATGACTTACCGAACCTTCATGTTCGCTAATACTTTTCCAAATTGTATCTTTATAATTTTGATAATCATTATCATAATCTTTTTGTAAAGTTTCTGACAGTTCCCATTTAGTTTTAAATAAATTATGTAGCTGTCTGTTTCTAACTTGGAATGTTCCACTTAAAGTTTTATGTGAATATACATTAGCTCTTATAGGTTCTATCGAAGGACTAGTTCCTCCACAAATAATAGATGATGTAGCGTTAGGAGCAATAGCAAGTAAGTGTGCATTACGCATACCTGTACCTTCCATGTCCGGAGCTTCACCTCTTTCTTCGGCTAGTTCCTTAGATGTTTTAACAGCTAACTCTTTGATTTGTTTGAATATTTTTGTATTCTGTCCTGTTGCCATTGGACTATCAAATGGTATATTTAATTTTTGTAGATAGGTATGAAAGCCCATAGCACCAAGACCAATACTTCTTTCTCTGTAAGCACTATAACCTGCCTTCTCAAAACCTAATCTTTGTACTTCCATGTTTCTTATATCACCTTTGTAATCATAAACAAAATCATAAGTAGCTTGTATAAAATGTTCTAACACATTGTCTAACATTCTAATCATGTCTGGTATAAATGTAGCAGACATTGACCACTCATCATACTGTGCAAGATTAACACTAGATAAACAACACACAGCAGTTCTATCTTCACTTGTAGGTAATGTTATTTCACTACAAAGATTTGATTGATTAACTTTTAATCCAGCTTCTTTTTGTTTCTCTGGTAAATGTTTATTAGATGTGTCAATAAAGTGTAAGTATGGTTCACCTGTTTCATGTCTTGTTTCTAAAATTAATCTCCATAGTTCTCTAGCACTAATAGATTTAATCTTTTGTTTTGAGTGCGGGTCTATTAAATCCCAATCAACATTCTTAGAAACACATTCCATAAACTTATCAGTTATGTTTATACCATGATGTAAGTTAAGACATTTTCTATTTGTATCTCCACCAGAAGATTTACGCATAAATAAAAACTCTTCTATCTCCGGATGCGATACATCCATATATGCTGCATAGCTACCCCTCCTTGTTGTTCCTTGGTTGAAAGCTAACATCTGACTATCAACAACTTTCATAAAAGGTATTGACCCTGTTGATTTAGAACCATGAGAAGTAGAAGTACCATCACTTCTAACTGCTCCCCAGTAACCACCAATACCACCACCATTACTAGCTAACCAAATGTTTTCATCATAATGTTTACTTAATCCTTCTCTACTATCTGGTACATAATTAAGAAAACAAGATATAGGTAAACCTTTAGATGTACCTGCATTAGAAAGTATAGGCGAAGAAAAACCAAACCATGTCTTACTTGCATAGTCATATATTCTTTGTGCCATATCCCAATCTGTTTTACCACGATAAGTAGAAACATATTTTGCGGCTCTAGCAAAAGCGTGTTGAGGTGATGTTTCTTTTTTATCAAGGTATCTATCTCTAACAGTTGCGATACCAAATGGTGTTAAGTATTTATCCCTATCTAAATCTATTTTAATCTTCATCTTTCTGGTTTACCTTTCATTAAATCTATTTTAAATTCTTCATCTTCTTTTTCTGTTACTGCTTCTATCTCACCTGCTATTGCCATGTAAGCTGACGCATCAATGTAAGTATCAGATGTTCTCTTACCTAATTTAGTTCTTGCTATCTTTAACAAAGCCATCATAATAGCAACATCATGTGCATCAATCTTAACATCAAGATACGCATCCCAAAGCTTTGCTATATTATTATGGTTTTCTTTTTTATCACCATAATCAACATGGCGTTGACCTCCTACTAAGTTAATTGCTTCTTCTAAATATTCTTTAGTTTTGTTCACTATTTTCTCCTCTCTTTCCAAATAATATTTTGTCAAACTCTCTTTCACCTATGTAATTACACAATGCATTATTATGTTTTGCAAACCAAAAAGTTCCATAACCAAGTTTCATAATCTGTGTATCACCTTCTGTTAAATCCCAAAATTCTATTTCTATTTTTTTTCTTTTACCAACACCAACAGGTGTAAACGATATATAAGCTTTACCTTTTTCCATTTTTTATCATCCAATCTTTCGGTATCTTTTTCTCACACCATTCAAAATTATTTTTAATACACCAATCAGCATAACTAGTTTTAGAATTTTTTCTAATCTTTACTCTTGAATTTTGAAAACAAAAACGAATATCATAATCTGTACTATCTCTTATCCATAAATGTTTTTTCCTATCTGCAATAGTAAACCTACCTTTTAATTCTACATACACATTAGTAGAAGGAAAATAAAGGTCGGGCAAATAAGACCTATGAAGAATGGGTTGAACATATTTAATCCTTTCTCTTTCATAAAAGAATTTAATCTTTTTTGTTTTTAAATTCTTTATAACTGTTTCTTCAAACTTAGAACGATAAGCCATCTAACTCCGAGTAACCACCTATTACATTTCCATTAATAATAATTTGTGGAAATGTTTTAGCATAAGGAAACAACTTAAAAAATTCTTCTTTAGTGTAATCAACATCTAACATAAGTATTGTAGGATTATGTTTAGCTAATTCCATTTTAGCTTTCTCACAATACACACAGTTAGGTTTAGAGTATATTTTTATTTCCATTGTTCCTCATAATTATATCATTTAATTCGGTAAATGTCAAGTCCGGATTTCGTTTTAATTTTTTAATTACCCACTTGTATGACCATGCACTTAATCTAATTTGATTTTGAAAATAATAATGTGTTTGCTTTGGCATCATAGCGAATATATTTTTTTCATTTACTTTATCTTTTTCTTCTTCGGGCAACAAAGACTGTAACCATTCTACTATAATAGTCTTTGCTTTTCTTCTAATTACTTTCATTTGTTTTCTATTCATTAACTTCTACCTCTTCTACCTTTGGTTCTTTCTCAATGTGAGTAAGATAAACTTTACCATTAGCATATTTAAATGCTCTTAAACCTTTACCTTCGTTAGCATCTTTATGACATTCTACTTTATGAGAACAGAATACACAACCCGCAGGTAGTTTTTTATTACCAGACTTTTCATGGAAGACAGGTTCATAACATCTTTCTGGTGGTTGTTCACTCTCTAACTTATCTTTTAATTCTGTTATTAAAGTTTTAACATTTGGTTTCATTAAGTCATCTGGTTTAAAGAAAGCTAACTGTCCAGTTGATTTATTGATAGCAAGAAATCCACCATGATTTGTTTTCTCACTTTCTTCATAACCACTTAGCTGTGCGATATAACCAAACGGGTCATCTTCATTAAGAGTGCCTTGCTCAAACTTTTTAAATGCATAAGGTGAAGCAGTCTTAACATCTACAACTTCACCATCAATCTTACTATCCATGTGTCCTACAATACCATGAACATTAACTTTCTTTTGTTGGTCAGTAACAGTATGACCTGCTAATTCAGTTAGAAATAAAATTAAATGTTCTAGTATATGACCATATAAAAATTTAAGTTGAGTTGATGGGTCGGGTGTATATTGTCTTTCTGGTCTGTGTTTGTCATACCAAAGCTGTCTTGCAGGTCTACCAATGATAGACATACGAAGAGAAGATTTGTTTTGTTTGACAGGATTGGACCAATCAACAATAGCGTCTTTAATATTTTTTAGAAAACCATCTAACTGTTTATCTGATATTTTTAGTTTCTTGTTATTAGCTAATCCAACTAATAGTTTATTGATATCCGGAACTAAAGTATCTACAGTCTTAGTGGGTTTCTTTCCAGTTGTTGCCAATTTTATACTCCCCATTTAACGGACATCGTAGTCCTAATTGATTACCGGCATCCACTATAGATTGCACAGCTAACTCTCCAAACTTTTCAGCTTGACTTTCTTTTACTTGATATTGAAACTCATCATGTACATTTGCTACAGGAAGAGCATCAATGTTATTATCATCTATACTCTTATCTAAAATGATAAGAGCTTTCTTCATCACGATTGCTCCTGCTCCTTGGATGAGGGTGTTGAGGGCTGAGTGCTTTTGTCTGATGATGTGGCATCTTTGGTCGAGACCTTTGAGGAAACCTTTTCTAGTAGCTGCATCCACTCTTGTTCTGAGCTTTGCAAGACTTGGGAGACCTCTAAGAAATCTCTCTTTAATCTGTCTTCCATAACCTTCAGACCTTCCACAGATAGTTCCGAGCTTTCGGTTACCTGCTCCATAAATGAACGCATAGATAAATGTCTTCGCAGTATCTCTTGTTTCCAACCCTGCAAGAGCTTGATTTGTACTGTGTATATCTCCATTAATGACTTCATTAATATACTCCTTGTTATTCATATAGTGGGATAATATTCTTAATTCCAGTCCACTTGCGTCTACTCCCACTAGTTTGTAGCCGCTTGGTACTGTCCAAAGTTCCCTACATTCTTTACCATAAGGAGAGTACACCGCAGGGATTTGAGCCATATTGGGCGAGTGATGACTCATTCTGGATGTGATAGCACCTATTGTAATCACTTTTCCGTGTACTCTCCTCGTATCTCCTACAGCTTCTAACCATGACTCAATCATAGCTATTCTCTTTTGAAGTAGAAGAAACTCGTTTATTAGTTCTGCTTCTGGTATATCTTTTATCTCAGCAAGAACTTTCTCATCTACAATTGGTTGACCATGTTCAGTAAACTTACTAGGTTGCCAACCAAAATTTTGTAACCATCTAGCAATCTGTTGTCGACTGCCAAGATTAAACTCTTTCATTTCTATAAGAGAAAAATCTCCGGCTACATTTACCCACCCCTCACCCAGACATCCAAGTCCAACCATACTCATAGACCCATCAGCTTTTCTTCTAGGTCTAACTAATCGTTTGAATGTAGGTAAAGGTTTAAATCTTTCTCTTACCTTATCTGTAACTTCATCTAGCTTTGCTTGTAGTCTAGCTAAAAGTAAATGTGCCTTTTCTACATCAAACAAAAATCCTGTATTGATTTGCTTTTCAATAACTCTAGCAACATCATGTTCTAAATTAATAGACTGCTCAGAAAAATTAACTCCTTGTTTCTGTAATAAGTTATAAACTTTAATAGTAAGTTTAACATCTTTGATACAATAAGTTAACATCTCTTGTGAAAACTTTGTGAAGTCTTTGAAATCTAATTTGTTAAATCCAAACTTAATTCCAAATGCTCGAAGGGAATGTCCGCCCTCACGAATAGGATTAAATAATCTTGAAAGTATTAATGTGTCAGTAACTTTACCATAAGTTTCTAAATCAATACCTAAAACTTTTTTAATTACTGGAGCATCAAATCCTATAATGTTATGTCCAATAAACTCTTTGTAGTTTAAAACATCTTCTTTGAAAAGATGATACTCACCTTCTCTATAAGTTTTAATATTGTTCTTATCATCAATAGTAACTAAACAGAAAATTTTATTTGGTAATTGATTACCTTGTATCTCTGTAGTTTCTATATCAAGAAACAACTTGTTACTCATTCTCGCCCCCTTTTAAATTTAAAACTTATCTTCTTCCTTATCCTCTGGTGATGGTTTATCAGTCTCATGTAATCTGCCTGTATCTTTATCATAGTAAAGATAAGTAGCAGGTCCAGTCATACCTACAAATCTATTCTTGAGTACACGAAGACAAGTAGTATTACGCATTACAATGTCCTCACTTTGACTATCTCTTTCTAATCCTAAAACCATATCAGATAGTTGAGCAATAGAACCAGAACCTCTAAGCTGTGCTAGTGAAGTGACTGCACCCTCTTCATGTCCTTTACCATCGGGTCTCTTTAGATGTGATACACAAATCAAAGCTACATCTGTTTCTTGTACAAGTGTACGAAGCTTTGTCATAATCTCATCAAGTGCTTTTCTTTCTTCGCCAAACTCTTGAGAAGATACAATCATACTAATGTGGTCAAGTACAATGAACTTACAGTCCAAAGCTTTTGCCATGTATCTAACTCTTGAAACTATATTGTCTACTGAATTTGAACCGAAGTGATTATAGAAATAAAATCTACCTGTACCAACTGTCTTGTTGAAGTAGTTTGTTTTATCTTCGTCAGATAAATTTACATCGGGTCTTCGTAATGGAAGATTAGCTTCAGTACCCATGATATCTAATGCAGTTATCTTAGGACTTTCCTCAAGCATAATCATACCGATGTTACTCTCGGTACTTTTGAATATATGATAAACTAATTCCTTGATTACAGAAGTCTTACCTAATCCTGTACCCGCAGTAATAGTAACTAACTCACCGCTACGAATACCATAAGTAAGCTCATCTAAACCTTTCCAACCATAGTTAATACTAGATTTGACAATAGGTTTAAGAACCTCATCAAGTAATTGTGTGCCTTTGATAATCCCGTCTGGTGCATGAACTGGTGCGTTCCACCAACACTTAGTATACTCTTCATACTTTCTTCTAACTGCCATATCGTTAGCGTCTTTGTATGACTCTGGTAACTTGACTATCTTTACTTTGCCGGGTTGAAATAACTCAGCAACTTTCTTTGAAGCTTCTCTACCAACCTCATCATTATCAAAGTTAAGTACAATAGACTCGAACTTATCAAGCCAATCGTAACTCTTCTTGATATCTTTTAAGGCAGAAGAGACGCCATTCTTAATGGAAACCACAGGATATTTAGAACCTAACATTTGGTAAACACTAAGTGCGTCTACTTCTCCCTCGGTAATGGTTACATATTTCCCCCCATTAAATAATTGTTGTCCGAACAATCCAGAATTAGATGTTGAACCAACAATAGAAAACTGTTTATTCTTTACATATCTAGTCTTCATACCTATCAAACTACCAGTCTCATCATGGTAAGGATAGATATGTGTGCCAATCATACCATTGTTCATGGATGCTTTAACACCATACTTCTTACAAGTCTCTTCGGATATACCTCTGTCTTTGATAGACATGAAACTTGCATTTGCATTTTGATATAACTCATTAACCTTATCTGAAATGTTAGTTATATCTGCTTGTCTTTCTGCAACTTGCATATTCTCGCCCCTTTCGTTTTTGTTTATATAATCCCCGTTTTCCGCAGGGAAGTAGCTCTGACAAGAGAAACAATAACTACTGCCATTGGCATTAATACTTCTTGCGTCACTACTTCCACAGCTTGAACAGGGAACATGATACTCGACAAAACCATTGTCATTGTTATCCATATTCGCCCCCTGTTTCATTTATTGATTAGTTAAAATTCTTCGTTGCCATTCTCTGCAACATAACCACTAGCTACATCAAAGTCCTCGCCATAAGGCACTAGGTCAATGACTTGTACAGCTTGTAAGTCAAGACTCTTACCGGATTTACCAGCAAATTTCCACTCAAAAGGTTTGTACATAACCTTAACAGTAGAGCCATTACCTATCAAAGTGTCGATAGAATTTTTGGCAGAGTCAACCAGTCTTGGTGCAGGATTTTTATTCCCGTCAGCACGACTGACTTTTCTTTTAAACTTAACGATATTACCTCTATCGTCTTGTTTAACTGTGATACCTTCCTTCTTAAAACTTTCAGCAGACTCATCGCTGATAGCTAAGTCGATTTGATACACAGGTTCGAATGTTGTATTCGGTCTAGTAATACTAGCCCAATACGCTTTTCCTTCAACTGTTGGCATATTGCCCTCCTTTTTTTATTATTGAAGATATTATATCATAACAATCATTTATTGTCAAGATAAAAATGTTTCGGTCTTCTACGCAGGACTTATGGATTTACCTGCAACCTTCCACGAGCTATCCACCTTATGAGATAACGCTACTAAGTACAACCCCCAGACCCCTCAGACATTTGTCCATACTCATCCAAAAGTTTGCCTTACAACTAGCTTATTGTTGTTCAGCCAGTAGAAACAAGTGCCTTGCAAAACACCTGTCCGAAATCTTTATTAATTATTATATTAATATTATAATAATAATAATTAAAATACTTTAACATAGTTATTTAGTTTATAAAAACTATATTATATCATATAATGATTTCAAAGTCAAGAACTTTTTTTAAATATTTTTTATCATTCTTGACATATGATTTGCTAAATGTGTTTTATTACTGTTATTTATTTGTAGTTTGATACCATTTGCCGCAGCTACAAAATTTAATTTAGCAACATTTTCTAAAAACTTATTAATATTTATTGACATACTATATGTATTGTTAATGTGTGTTACTACACACAAGATATGGAGTATGTTCATTTTTCTTTTGATGTCAAGAAATTGATAATCAGTATTAGTTAATCTTTCTTTTACTAAAGTATTTGCTTCTTGCCATATGTCAGAAAATTTTTCATCGTTCCAATTATCATCAACATAATTAAGTGTATCTTTTATTTCTTCTATCTCACTAAACATAACTGTAAAACTCCTCAGTAAATATTTCTTTGATAGGAATAAGCACACACTTACTTGCCTTATTATCGCCAACATCTTTTGTTAACTTATCCTTGTACTTATCCACAATCTTTTTAAGAATGGATGTTCTAAAAACAAGTGTACAAAATTCTTCTTTGTTACCTTCTAATCTGTGAAACCAGAAGTCACTAGTCGTTGCATAGATACCACTTGGTTTACCTCTATACTCATACTCTATTGCTATGTTTCCTGTTTTCTTCCACCAACTCCTTTCAGATTTAACTTCTATCTGTGCGTTAGAAAACATATCTTTAACTTTGTCTTCTCGTATCTGTCCATACTTTAAATCAATGTCAAACTTTTTGTTTCCCTTTTTAAAACTTTGGCTCATATTCTATTCCTTTATCATTTAAATTTTTATACATCAGATACATATGTGTAGCATGATGATACCTTTCTTCTTTTCCAAGAAAATCTGCTTCAACCATTTCATCCTCCCAATATTTTAATTTGGTTGGAACATGAACAATATTTTTATCTACTTCTTCCATTCATCCCTCCATAATCTGTTTGTTATTTCTTCGTCACTCTCACCATGCAGCACTTCGTCTGCGTCTTCATCAAGCACAGCATAACTGTCTTGGTCATCCATTGGCACAAGTATTTCTACGCCTTCGTAACCACTTGTTATCCAATAGTTTCTTGGTTTCTTTTTAACCTGTTCCTTCGGCATATGGGTCTCCTCTCTTCATGTTAAACATTTCTTTAGTTTCCATTTCTTCCATAGCATTGTCAAAGTCTTTGTCATAATCTTTTACAACATCTTTAACTCTATTTAAAAGATAATCTAACTGTTCACTTTTATTCATGTAAACTAATTCATCTACACCTAATACAATTAGTCGTAATCTATTCATATATTTTGTTGCGTCAAGCATCTATAATCTTCTCCTTTTTTTCGTTAAAGTTTGATATGTGTTTAAAGAACATTAAGTCTTCATTACCTTTCAATGTATAAACAATTACATGACATCTTCTACGAACATATTTATACAAATGTAATAACACATCTTGATAAGTATCTTTTGGTTCATTCCAATATGTTTTCCCGTCTCTAACTGAAACAGTACACGCACAATATTTTATGTTAGTCATATCTTTTATACCTCCTAATTAATATTCTTCTAACTCTTTCCCAATCATTTCTAACTTTTAATTCTCGTAAAGTTCTTGGGTCTCGTAAAGCTTTGTTACCTAATTTATCTTTACAAATCATTAACTTAGCTTCTAGTTTCATCTAGTTAGGTTGATACACACTTCGTGTACCAACCCCTCCTACATATCCAAAGTCATACTCTAGTCTATCTAACATACCTTCATCAGTAGATACATCAAAGAAAGAAACTAGCGGTATGTCTGGGTCATCAAAGAATTTTTCCAAGTCTTCACGCATAGCTTCTACTGGAACATTACCTCTAATGATTTCAGTTATAACATCTAATTCTTCTTCTGAAAAATGATGGTTATAATACTCGCCCACATCTTCTCTATAAGCTTTTATATCTGGTTCAATCATCTAATACCTCCCTAGCTTTATACACTTCTTTTAATATTGTGTCAAGTTTTTCTCGCATTATTTCTTTGTCGTTAATAGTATTTCCGTCAAGAGATTTTGAATATGCTCTTACTAAATGTATTAAATCCATGTCTAATATATTTATATACTCGCCTTTACTTTCGGAGTAATGCTTATTTAAATCTCCATCATCCATATCAATAGGTACTCTTCTACCCTCAATGGTAGCTTGTACATCTAATAGTTTTCTTATTTCCATGTTACCTTCCCTGTTCGCTTTCAAAATATTCTGTTAGCTCATCTATCAGAATATCTTTATGCTCGTTACTAAAACCAAGCAATCCAAAGTTTACATTTGATTGAACAGCTTGGTCAATACCTTCTTGTAATGTAATTTTTTTAGTGTCAATGTCATTAGCTAACTCATCTAAATAAACTTCTGCTAAATCAGTTGCCCACTCTTTTACTTTACTCATCATTATTTATCCTCTCGTTA